ACCCGCCGGGGGTGAGGACGCGGCGCCTTCGGGTCCGGGGGCTGGCAGGGGTCCAGGGTCGGGCACCTTGGACCAGGATTTCCGGTCAGGGTCCCAGACGTGGGCTTCCCAGGTGTGCTTCTGGCCCACCTGCAGGTGGGCCAGCTGGACCCACGTATCCTTGAGGGGATGGGCAGCGTCGACGAGGGCCTTGAGGGTGTCGGAGCCCCACAGGGCGAAGTCGCCGGCCGGGTACTGCGTCTGCCCGGTGCCGACCTCGACGCCCCAGGTGTGGCGGTTGCCGGGGCCCTGCTTCGAGGGCCCCGACCACAGGGGGGACACCCCGCCACCGTCCGCGGCGAAGGGGAAGCGGATGACACACGGGACGTTGGGTATCAACTGCAGGTTCGGCCTGTTGGCCATGGGGCAGCTCCTTTCAGGCGCCGGCGCGCAGGCAGTGGTCGCGGAACTGGCAGTACTCCTTGCGGCACTGCCAGTCGCTTCCGGGGTTGTAGTCACGGCCCGAGAGTTGACCGGCGTCGAGGTCGGACAGCACCCGCAGCCCCTGGGCGATGCCGGACTCCGCAAGGTCGGCGCGGAACGACTCCCAGCACTCGACGATGGTTCCGTCGTTGCGGTCCTTGACGAGGAACGCAACCCAGTGGCGCCCCCGGCATAGGGCATAGGTGTGGGCCTGGATGCCGTACTGCGGCCAAGCCTGCGAGACGGTGCCTTCGGTGGCCAGTTTTTTGAGGGCACCGGCGCGTAGGCTCTTGATCTCCAGGATGGCCAGGTCTAGGCGCGGCGCGGCGCCGGCTACGCCGAGACCCTCGGCCTTGGCGGGCACCAGCGGCACCTCGCCGTCGATGTGCCCCCAGACGCGCTCGTGGAGCGGGTGTCGCTCGGGGAAGGTGACCTTCAGCTGACGGGAGTAGACCGGGCACCCGGCGCGCTGGAGGCGGGCGACGATGTCGTCCTCCGCGGTGTGCCCCTCGTGCCAGAAGCGCAGGGATTCGAGCTGCACTGCGGCGGGGTAGACGTCCGGCTTCAGCGCCATTCCGGAGGCGCGGGCGCAGCGCCCTAGCTGGGAGATCCCGAGGTAATCTCGCGGGTCCTCTGCGGCCTCGGCGCAGGTCAGGGACTCGTCGAGGTAGTGCATGAGGGATGGGGTGTTCATGGTGTGGTCTCCGTGGCGGGAGGTAGGGTGCGGCGCAAGCCTCGCGGCTGGCGTGTGAGGTGATCGGCCTTGGCGGCCCGGATGCGGTCGAGTTCGGCGGCCGTGAACAGGCGCATGTGTCCGTGCCCCTCGACGTACTGGACGGTGCCCGACACCAGTCCCGAGCTGACGTAGCGATCGAGGGTGCGGGTGGTAATACCACACCGCTGGGCGGCAACGGCCCTGGAGTAGCCGGGCGCGGCTGGGGCGGTGGGTGTCATACCGGCGCCAAGCCTCTCCGGGTGCGGCGCAGGACGACTAGCAGGGCATCCCGCTGTGGGGTGTCGACGTAGGCTACGGGCTCGTACCAGGGGCCTGACTTGGGGCGCGCCTGCGCGTTGAGCTGCTGCGCCAGCTGCTCGGCCAGGTCACGTGATGTGCCTTCGCAGAGCACCACGCGGTAGAGATCAGGGATCACCGGGTTCCTCCTTCGGGGGGTCGTAGAGTGGGTCGTAAGCTTCGCCGAGCGCGAGCAGCACTAATCGGCGCAACATCTGTGATGCCGACAGGCCCTTGGCCCGGCAGGCGGCGCGGAATCTTCGCCAGATGCTCGGGTCCAGGGCGAAGGACACGCGGAGGCGGAACGGCTGCGGGCCCTCGCCGCGGAATGGCTCGTGCACGCGACGGCGCCGTCGCGGGGGGGTCATTGGGCGAGTAGCCCCTGGCCGATGCGGACGAACAGGTACGCCACACTGAGCCAGAACATGATAGTGAACGCACGGTCCCAACGGTCCCACGGCGGCGGCCTGGTCATCGCATCCTCCTTTTGAGTGCCGCAGCGCTGAGCCGCAGCGCCTCCGCCTCCTTGGAGACGTAGACGTGACGCGGCCAGCCGTGGGCGGCGCGGATCTGGTTGGCGGTGGGGTGCATCCGCGCCCAGTGGGCGTCGCTTTCGTCCAGGCATAGCGGGCAAACAAGATCCTCTGAAGTGCGCCGCCGCAGTAGGTCGTTGCCGTGGTAGCCGCAGGTTGCGCAGTGACCTGCGAGCCGTTCGGGCTCGGTAGCGTCGATGAGGTCGGGGATCATGGTGTCTCTCCTCTGAGTTAGTACGGCAGATCCTCGTCGGTGTCGCCGCACTGTGGGCAGGGCCATGTGGCTATGCCAGCGGCCACAGCCTCGAGGCCGCGCGCCGGGATCTCGCCGGTGCCGTTGCAGGTGGAGCAGCAGCTGTCCCCGGGCGAGCTCTCCCGTGGTTCGGAGGTGGCGGCGGAGGTGCAGTAGAGGTCCATGTCGCGACCCTTTCATGTGAGTGTCCGGCGCGCCCGTGGCCTATGCCACGCGCCGGTAGGTCCCTGGGTTCAGCGACACGGAGGTATAGCCGCGCCACGGCAGGGAGAGCGCAGGCTACGCCTGCGCGTACTCGCGCACGGTCGCCGACTCCGAGAGCCGGTCCCCTCTCTCCGAGGGCGGGCGCCGTCCGTGGCGCCCCGCACGAGTCATCCTCTACCGCTTACCCTTCGACGACGGCGCTTTCGGGGGCGACACAACCCGAGGCGTTGCCCGTAGGTCCCAAAACCGCGCCCCGCCGAGATCCGCCCCGGTCAGGTTCGCCCCGGTCAGGTTCGCCCCGCGCAGGTCTGCCCCGCGCAAGACCGCCCTGCTCAGGACCGCGTCGGTCAAAACCGCGTCGGTCAGGACCGCGTCGGTCAGGTCCGCCCCGTACAGATCTGCCGCGCGCAGATCCGCCCCGGTCAGGTTCGCCCTGCCGAAATCCGCCCCGTGCAAGACCGCCCCGCTGAGGTTCGCCCCGCGCAGATCCGCGTCGCGCAGATCCGCGTCGGTCAGGACCGCGTCGGTCAGATCCGCCCCGCGCAGGATTGCGTCGGTCAGGTCCGCCCTGACGCCTCCATCGTCTCTGGCGAGCCAGAGACGATGGCGGTCTAAGGTCTCGGTGATGGCCTCGGGGGTCATGGGGGCGGCCGCTCTGCTGTGGGAGATCTGCGTCACTGGGAGACCTCTGCCGCCAGTGCGGCGGCGCGATCGGCGAATCCGATAGACGCGGAGTCAGTGAAGTGCCCGCATCCCTGACACTGGGCCCAGCGGCTGGCGCGGGCCACGAGGTGGTAGCGCTGGTTGCCGCGGTGTCCGAGTCGGCAGCGGGCGCCGAGGACGTATCCTTTGTGGGTGTAGATGCGCTTCACTGGGCTATACCTCCTGTGAGTGGACGCCGACCGACTCCGAGAGCTTCGTCAGTCTTCTGCGGGACTAGCTGGATCATCTAATCATACCTCCCGTCCATGTCGGCAGATGAAGCCAGCAGCCTGGGTGTGAGAGTAGGCGTCCTGCCGACGACAGCCACATGAGGGGGTGGGCAGTGGCAGATGGGTCGAGCAGAACCATACCCCGCGAGAGTGCGTCAGGCCGTCCGGTAGCTGTGGTGCAGCGCAGACGGCGCAGGTAGTGGTAGGGGTCGCGTGGGTCATGGTGTGCCTCCGTGTGTGAGTGGTACGCCGACCGACTCTCTGTCGGTCCCCTCTCTCCGAGGGCGGGCGCCCGCAGGCGCCCCGCACGAGTTACCCGAGGAGCCGGCGCACCGGCCGGGCCGCCTCAGCCCGGCCGTCCGTCACCCGCGCCTTCCTCGCGGTCGGCGCAGGCGTCGCACTGGTAGCCGCGGCGTACGTCGGCGGGCGTCAAGCGGTTGGGCTGCTTGCAGGTTGGACAGGGGAGGTTGCGAGGGTTCCCGCGCCGTGCAGCGCGCAGGGCTGATCCGGGGTTGGCGTAGTGCGATGTGGCCATGTGTGCCTCCGTGTGTGGTGGACGCCGACCGGTTCCGAGGCGCCCGCAGGCGCCCCGCACGAGTCAGATGAGTCCTCTTTCTCTGAATGACAGGTGGTGGCCATCGCCTATGATGATGTGGTCGATGACCTCGATTCCAATGATGCGGCCGGCCTCTACCATGCGCCGCGTGAGATCGGCATCGTCCTTGCTCGGCGTCACGTCGCCGGAGGGGTGGTTGTGCGCCAGGATGACGGCGGCGGCCGACGACAGGATGGCGGCCTTGAAGGCCTCGCGTGGGTGCGCGAGGGAGGCGGACAGGGTGCCTATACTGACCGTGTCGAGACCCGTAGGGGCGTGTCTCGCGTCGAGGTGGAGGACGACGAAGTGTTCCCGGTCCAGGTCTTGCAGGCGCTCGCGGAGCAGGTCGACGACCTCGTCCGGAGTCGTGACCGGTGGGTCCGGGGTGCCCTCGCGCACGAGGATTACGCGGACGGTCTGCATGTGGTGCCTCCGTGCGCGGGGTGGGCTGGAGTGACTACGTAAATGTGCAGGTGTGCGCAGGCGCTGCCGGGTCGGTATCTACAGCCCGGGCGGTCGACGGCCAAGCGCACGCGGCGCATGTCGCCTCGCTGGCGTACCCAGCGCTCGACAGTGGACCAGTCCCGCTCGGCGCACGCCCATGCGGCGTATGAGGCGCCGCGCGAGGCGTCGCCCCATCCGGAAAGGAAGCTGTCGGTACCCACGACTAGGAATGGGTGGGAGAGCTGCTGTTCTTGGGTGCGGTCATCTTGTCTGGTCATGGTCGCCTCCTCCGTGTGTGTCTGTGTAGTATGAAGATACGCAGATAGAGACACGGCGTCAAGGGAAAAGATCGCCGATTTCAGGGGAAATCACGGGAAATCTTTGCCGAATGGCCGTAAGTTCCACGTGGAACAGGAGGATCCATGCACGTAGATGCACCCACGGCGCCGGAGCCGCCGGTAGCCCCATCGCCGGCGGCGCAGGAGCCGGACGCGCCGAGCGCGCCGAAAGTCTCGCGCGATCAGCTCGCAGTCGCTATCGGGCAGTGGCTCGCCACTCCCGCCGAGTATCGAGAGCACCCAGACCTTCGGAGCCTGGCCCGCTCCATGGGCTGGAGTCGCCCAGGATCGTCCCTCTACGACCTGGCAGCTACCCCCGCAGCTCTCCACGGTGCGCTCGCCGCCACCGTCGCCGGGATCGTCCCCAGACTTCCCGAGGTCCTCGAAGCCCTCTACCAGGCAGCTGTAGGCGGATCAGTCCGCGCCGCCGATGCCCTCCTGCGACACGTGCGCGAGGTCGCGCAGATGTCCCTCGAAACGGTCAGCCCCGTCGGCGCGCAACACCTGCACGTCCACCTCGAGGACACCGCTGGCGTCGCCCGACGACTGCTCGAGACGGCAGACGCCGTACTGGCCGGCAGGACCCATTCCCCAGTCCCTGTCCGTGCAACGTTTTGTTGCACACCGGGCGAGACGATGCCAACGGTCACCCCGGCAACACCCGGGGTGCGCTGGACCGCGAGAGCCGCCGCCGTGGCTCACCCGCCGCCGCCGGGAGCCCCGCCGGGGCTCCCCGCGGGGCTCCCGGCGTTGTCCCCCGTCCTTGAGACACGGGGAGAGACACGGGGTGGAGACACGGGTGGCGACGGGGCCGGGCAGACGCCCGGACCGGGTGCCGCCTGACTGGCGGCACAACGGGAGCACGCGGGAGCACGGGTGTTTCCCCTCTGGGAGCACGGCGGGAGCACGTGGGAGCACGGGCCGTGCTCCCGAGTTGTACCCCCCCCCTACCACCCTGGTACCCCCTTCCCCTAGCAGTACCCTCCCCATGGAAGGGACTCCTCCTCCGACGGGTGTACCGCGGGCGAACGTGGAGACACGGAGAGGGCGGTACTGCGGGGAGGGGTGGGCCACGTTGCGAGGCATAGCCTCGCCCCCCTACCACCTGGCGCACACCCGCGCCGACATCGACGGCAGCCAGCCGTCCCCAGGATGGAGCCCGCGGCCCCTGCCGCGGTGTGCATCTGTTCGTTGTGGTGTTGGCGCCGTCGGCCGTTTCAGAGGGATACCCAAAGGGGGTGCTACAGCCAACGGTTTCGCCCCCGGCGACGAACGCACCGGAGCCCGTGCGGGCTGTAGCCAACTCAGGGCAGACCGACGTGGTTAGCCCAGACTGGATATACCGCCAGTCCTCTTTCGGTGGCCCAGGTTCCGCTAGTCCTGGGCTTGGGGTGAACCTTGACCCGTGACGGGGCCCCTGCCGCTTGGGCAGGGTCTTCATGGCGCCGAGGCGCTCAGTTGCCCACGCGGTTAGTTGTCATCGCCGGCGCCGTGGACGCGGGGCGAGGGGTATGTCTGCAATGCGCCAGGTGACGGCGCCGCCGTTGCAGGTGATGCGCACGGACTTCCCGAGGATGGTCCCACGTCGGGGGTCCGGGGTGGCGTTGCTGGAAGAGCAGGTGGCGGGGACGCGCCGGCCGGCAGCGCGCCGCTGGCCGCTGGCCTCGACCGGTAGTTGGTCTTGAGGTAGCCCATGCTGGTGCACCATGGGCGCAGTTCGTCTGGAAGCGGACCACCACCAAACAGGGGAATGGACATCATCGTCTGCGGTGCGGTGTTGCGGAACGGGCGCTGCTTGCGCGTGTGGTCGGGGTCGCGTCCCAGCTCGTAGCGTCCTATGTAGATCATTCAGGCAAGCTCTTTCCGGCCGGCTCCTTGCGGTCACCTGGCGGGCTCTCCCCGTTGCGATCCTGGCTCCTACGGAGCCGGCCGGTGCGTAGCCCCGGCAGCATCTTGCGGGGCTAGAGGAACACGAAACCCTCAGAGGGTCGGGGTCCATGGGAGGGACATCCTCTGAGGGTTCGCGTGGGAGGGGCTATCTCCCAAGGGCAACTGGCGAGCTCCCATGAGGCCCGACGCCTCAACAGGGCTACGATACGGAAGCGGCGACCCTCCTGTCAAGGTAAATCTGGGCCCCCTTGCGCAAGGGGGCTGACTGCTCCGCCCCGCACGCGGCGCACACCAGGTCATCCGGCTCCCATGTTGCCGGGCATCGGCCACACCGCGGCGCCTCCCGCTGGTCGCCAGGCACGTGGTCCGGAAGCGGGTCTCGCCCGAGACGGAAGATGATGGACGCAGTCATGCTAGAGCTGGGCTGTAGGACCAACAGGGATAGCCGGTCCTAAGTGAACCACTGCCGAAGTCGAACACCTCTTGAAAGTCGCCATCCTTGGGAGTCGGGATCGGATCGCAGGTAGGGCACCACGCCCAAGGATTATCGGGCTCTGCCGTATCCCAGTACCAGCCGCGCGGCAGGGGATCAGTAGTCGCCGGGCGACGACTGCAAGCTGGACAGGCGCAGTTCTCGATGGCGCGGGCAGTCTTCATCAATGGGAACATATTTCCGGTATCAAGTGGTGTCAAGCTCTATCTCAACCCTGGGGCAATCCGGGTCGGGCTCGGGGAAGTGGTGCTCGATCCCCTTCACGCAGGTGCGCCTGTCGTCGTGCAGCACCCCAGCGGCAACCAGGCCGTCGAGCACATACTTCTGCCCGGAGGAGATGTTGTCGACGTCGCGCCGGGCGTTGGCTTCATACCACCAGAAACGCACCGTCACCGGGGCGTCGACCGTCTGCAGTCGCGCCAGTTGCGCCAGGAACTTGACCTTCCCCGTGAGCCGCTTCTTCTCCCGTGCGTACACCGCCCAATGCGACTTGGCCGCCACCAGCATCTGGTTGGTGCCAGGGAAAGTCCCATGGATTGCCAGGCGTTGCCTCATCGCTGCCCCTGTTCCCGCGCCCACCGGTCGAGTGCGATCCGCGCCCGGCACAACTTCACCTCGTCCTTGATCTTGGCCTGCCGCTCCCGCTCCCCATGCTTGGCTTGATGCCGCTTTACCGACCCGTGATAGGATCCCCGGCTATTCAGGTAGTCGGGGTCTAGTTCAGGAAGTCGTATCACCTGGCCCGCGCTCCTGGCCCGCGCCCACCGGAGTCCGCTCGTCGGTGGCCGCGTGCACCAACAACCACTGCACCAAGCCGGCCAGGTTGCCCGGCGCAACCCGTGGGGCCTCGGCGCCGGCGATGAAGACGTGCTTGGAGGTGGTCGCCAAGCCCTGGTGCTCGGCTTTGATCCAGAAGTCGTCAGCACGGCCGCTGCGGTCGTCCCGTGGGTACACCTGGATGACAGGATCGCTCATGCCCTCCCTCCGGCAACTTGGTATGGAACTGGCGGTATCGGCAACCACCACAAAGGGCTTGGACAGCCAACGCAGACGATCTTCCCAGTGGAAACGCTCACGTGCCCGACTGTTATGACTTGGCCCATGTCCATCCCGAGGCCGAAGAGCACCTGCTTTCCCGGCGGTGGCCAGGAGTCGTCCAAATTGATCCATTCGAGCGTCATGCCCCTAATTCCTCGAAGAAAACCACATCGTCAGTGGCGTCGTCATAGCCGCACACGACCACATACCGCCCTTGTATGCCGAGACTGGTAAGCACTTCGTTGCTGTGCTCCACGGCGTCGGCAACGCAAGTTGCGCAGCGGCCGTCGACGCCCTCCAACACCGCACAAAAGCCCCGTAGAACTTCCAGAACAGAAGACCCGTTCATGCTCCCGGCTCCGACCACGGCGGTCCAACGACGGTCGCGCGCAGAGTAACTGCGTCGTCGTCGTGCACCACCAGTGATCCTGACAGCAACCTCCTGATGTCGAGCAGGAGCTCAATGACCACCAGCACTTCGGCGACTACGGGGTCATGGCAACTGCCGATGATCTTGAGGTTCTCCTCGATCTCCTGGAAAGACCTCATGCCCCCGGCTCCCCCAACGGCTCTCCATTGAGGGCGGGCGGCACGTCGGCTGCCGCGTCCCGGGTCGCTGAGACCTCCGGCTCCTCGGCCACCTTGCGCCGGCGCCGCTCGCGCTTCAGCGCGCGGTCCACGGCCGGCGCCTCGGGGTCGGTGACCTCAGCCGAAAACGTCGGCCGGTCGGCCTCCCGCTTGCGCACGACGCACAAGGTCACCACCTGCTGGGGGTCCACCTCGAACTGCGTGCGCACCGCGGTCAGGATTTCGTCTTCGCTCAGGATCAACTTCATGGGGGGTCTCCTCAGTTGAGCCGCCCTTTCGGCGGCATGATGATCGGCGACGGGGCCACCAACTCGAACATGGCGTCGATGGCCGCGACTTGCCGCGGCAAGTCGCGGTGTTCCTTCACCCACAACCGATGGTCGGCGCTCGGGGCGCCCGCCGTCAACAGCGCCCCGAACTGGCACATCGACCGGTAGGTGGAGTACTCCGGCTCCACTACCGCCCCGGGCCGCTCCTGCACCAGCGGGCACAGGCCCTTCGCCATGCCTTCTAGCAAGGCCATGTGCGTGCCCTCGTGGAACGACGGCGAGGCGATGTAGTGGCAGTTCTCCAAAAAGTCGTTCACCCCCGCCCCCGAGAACCACGGGCCGTCTCCCGTCGGGCCGTCCACGTGGATGTTGCCGGCACGACTGGCGTGGAGGGCGAAGAACGCCTGCAGACGGCGGTCCTCGAAGGGCCCCTTGAAGCAGAACTCGTAGGCCGGGAACTCGTAGGCCGCGGCCACCAGGAACTCCGGGCACTTCGGTGCCCCCAGGCGCCCGACGAAGGCCACCCGGTTGCCTGGAGCCAGGTCCGCCTTCAGGGGAAAGCGGTCGAGGTCCACGCAGTCGGGCACGAAGTGCACCGGCAGCGCCGGCGGTAGGGGATACGTCAACCGGCAGTAGTCGTGGATGTGGGGACTGACGAATACCAGCAGGTCGACGTTGGCCCACTCCATGGCACCGAGGAAGCCGAGGTAGGCCTCGTACGAGCGCACCATCACCACCAACTTCCCCGGCCAACGACGCTTCGCCAGGCTCACCGCCAGATGGTCGCACCAGTTGCAGTAGATCACGTCGCACTGGTTCAACAGCTCCAGGTTGACCTCGCCCTGCGCCAGGTACACCCGCCAGCCGCGCGCCTTGGCGCGATCTACGAAGGGCTGCATGAAGCTGCCGATGCGGTCGAAGATGATCGCCGTTGGCACGGTCGCGATCATAGCGGCAGCTGCTCTTGTGCGACCCGCGGGATGAACACCTGCTCGATCGCGTCCAGCGCCGCCAGCGCGGCATCGCAGTCGGCCAACTTCTCCTCGCGTTTGCGGTTCTCGTCGAGGGTGCCGGTGCGGAACACGCCCTCCCGCCAGACGCGCTCGCGCTGGATGAAGCCGCGGATCTTCTTGATATGCGGTCTGATGCCTAGGCTTGACATGGGGTCCCCTCCTTTTGTATCTTTCATGCAAGATAGCAACAACCAACGGCGGAGTCAAGGGATATGGCGGATTTCGAGAAGGCCTTCCTGGCCACCATGGGCCACGAGGGCGGATACGTGAACGACCCCGACGATGCCGGCGGCGAGACCTACCGCGGCATCTCTCGGGTGGCGCACCCAGAGTGGCCCGGGTGGGCGCTGGTGGATCGGGTGAAAACCATCTTCGCCCGCGCCACCTGGAATCGGCAGTTGCTGGATCAGCCCGAGGTGCAGCGCCACGTGCGCGCCTTCTACCACGAGCAGTACTGGAGCAAGATCGGCGGCGCGCGGTTGGAGCAACCCCTCGCCGAAGTCCTGTTCGACATGTACGTCAATCTGGGCTCCACGATCCGCTACTTGCAGCGCACGCTCAACGTGCTCGGCGCCAGCCTCATCGTCGACGGCCACCTGGGTCCGGCCACCACGAGCGCCTGCGCGGCCCTCCCGGAACGCGACCAACAGGCCGCCGTGACTCTGCTGCGCTGCTTGCGCGGGATGCATTACCTGGAACGCTGCGAGGCCCACCCCGACCAGAAGAAGTACCTCCACGGGTGGCTGCGGCGGGTCGGCCCGTGAGCGCCGCGCTCCACGGCGTGCTCCACATCGGCGCCGCCGCGGAACACGTCGGCTGCTGCCCAAGAACGCTGGTCAACTACGTGGCCCGCGGTCGCATCCCCGACCGGCGCGACTCGGCAAACCGGCGTATCTTCACACCGCATGACCTACTCACAGTCAACCGTCTTATGCGGATCTGATGATAGATGAGTAAACCAGACCACGAAAAGACCTCAACTGGCACGGCACAGATGTGGTGGAAACAGGCACAAGATCGCCTATCTAATCCAGCTGTCCGCAGAGTTGAAATCAGCATCGCGGCTAGGGACGTCACGTCTAGCATTACGCGCATCGACAAGCCCGGGTACGTGTGTGGATGGGAAGAGGACCATCTTGGCAATCACGTGACCCTGGGGATCGAAGCGATCCACCGAGCGCGGCGCGCTGTCAATGTTCTCGCTTCGTCTCTCGGCTGGGTCCTCGTCGAGGACAACGCGGAGTCGCAGGTCTTCGAGCGCGCCCCCGAGCGCGTGAGACACCAATGTCCGTCATGTTACGGCAAGGGCCTTCTTGTCGAAGGCTTCCACTGTGGTATGTGCGACGACGAGGGTTGGGTGACGAAAGATGGGGAGCCATTCCGGAAGACTTCAGCATGATCCCCGTCCTCCACAGCGGGAGAGAACCGGTCTGCGAGCGACACGTCTGTGGCCAAAGCTGACAGCGCCGACTTCGCCGCCATCGCCGAGCTGGCGCGCCGCCTCGAGGCCCAGCCAGCCCTGAAGGACGTGCTGGCGGAGGCCAATCCGCGGGGCTTTGAGCAGGTGCTCAAGGTGGCGCAGTTCCCGCTGGTGCGCTTCCAGCCGTTCGGCGACACCCTCGCCGACGGCAACCTCTGCCAAGTCGGCTTCTGCCAGTCGAAGCACCGCCAGCGGTGGGTGACCGCCGGCAACCGCGGCGGCAAGACCCTGTTGGCCCTCATGGAGGACGCCGCCGACTGCCTCGGCATCAACCTCATCAGCAAGACCCGCTCAACGCGGTTCAAACCGCCGATCGACGTGTGGGTCATCAACGACACCGAGCCCATGTCCATCGAGATCGTGCAGCGCACCTTCGCCGACGAGGTGTTGGGGCCCTCGCAGCTGTCCTTCGGCTGGGAGCTGGTGCGCGACGAGGTGCACTACTCAGCGAAGGGCGGGTTCCGCAACAACTACTGCGGCTTCACCAACGGCTCGCGGATCGACTTCAAGTACTCCTCCGCCGGGAGGGAAGCCTTTCAGGGCGCCAAGATCCACAAAGGCCACTTCGACGAGGTGCCGCCCAAGGAGGTGTACTCGGAGACCTACGCGCGCACCATCGACCGCGAGGGCCAGTTGGTCGGCACCTGCACGCCGATCTTCAACCGCACGCACGGCATCCCGTGGATCTTCCAGGACCTGTACGTGATGCGCGTCCGCAAGAACATCGACTTCCACAGCTGGAGCCTGTTCCACAACCCCCATCTGTCCGACACCGCCAAGGCCGCCCTCGTGGACCAGTGGGAGGCCGACGAGATGGACGCGCGCGCCTACGGCATGTTCACCCCCGTGGGTATGAAACTGGCCTTCGACCGCGATCTCATTCGTACCCTGCGTGCCGCCGCGGCGCCACCCCATACAATTGGGTGGCCCCAGCGCGGTGCCGACGGCAAGGTGCGCTTCGAGCGCGTGGTGGAGGCCGCGTGAGCGACGGCGTGCGCCTCTACCGGATCGCCAATCCCGAGAAGCACTACGTGTGGTTCGGCGACCCCGCGGAAGGCCTGGAACACGGTGACGACTCGGCCATCTGCTGGCTCTGCTGCGAAGACGGCGTGCAGGTCGCTGAGTACGTCGGCAAGCTGGCCGGCATGGAGCTGGGGGAGCTGGCCTACGACATGGGGGAGTACTACGGGTGGGCCTACGGCTGCTTCGAGAACAACAAGGATCAGACCCCCAACAACAAGCTGGTGGAGCTGAACTACCCCGCCCTGCACTACGAGCAGAAGCTCGGCCAGCAGGCGGGACCCGTGGACACCAGGAAGCCGGGGTGGAACACCAACACCATCACCCGCAACTGGATGGTCCACCACACCTTGTCGTGGACCCGCGACGGCTCGATCCGACCGGTGTCGCGGGTGCTGTTCGATCAGATGGAGATTTTCAGCCAGAACCTGCGCGGCAAGTACCAGGCCATTCCCGGGGGACATGACGACGCCGTGTTCGGCTACCTCGGCGCCTGCATGATGTGGCGGGTGTGGTTCGAGCGCCAGGCCAACGACGAGTTGCCGCCGCTGGTGGGCGGCAAGATCGTCGAGCGGACCACCCTGGGGCTCGACCTGCTGACCGACGCCGAGCCGCAGACGCGAGAGGCGCGCCTGTCGGAGAAGGCCTTGGAGCGCCTGGAGCAGGAGCAGCGCGACGTGGAAATGGAGGCGATGGCATGGTGAGCCAGTGGCTCGTGGCGGCCCTGTTCCTGTTCGTCGCCGTGTGGGCCTCGTGGGTGCTCGCCGGCGAGCGCCGCGCCCACAACCGCACCCTCGACCGCCTCATGGCGGTCGTCGGGGTCCTGAGCGCGGTGCAGGGGAAGGAGGAGCAGGACGCCCTCGGATGGGTGGACCAGGAGACTGGCCAGTTCAAGCCGCTGGTGCGCGGCGCCCATACGGGGGTTGAGGACGTCGAGGGCACGATGCCGGGAGGGAACTAGATGTCCAGCTACGGCCCGGGCCGCCCCGGGCGCGAAGACCACAACGCCATCGGCGTCGACGAGCAGGGCAACGAGCACGTGCTGCCGTTGCTGGTGGCCGGGCCCGGGGGCGAGAGCGTCAACCCGGAGCCGGGCAGCCAGGGGTGGCAGGAGATCGTGCAGTCCGGGGTCAACGCCGCCGCCGCCGCCGTGCCGCCCAACGAGCAGGAGTTGGCCATCTGGCGGCTCGTGGCCGAGAAGCAGCTGCCCTTGGACTTCGTGCGCCGCGATGATGCGACGTTGACGTTGCGGGTGCCGTCGTCGTGGGGCAGCGGAATCGCTGGAGTCGAGGGACTCATGGTAGCAACTACGGTTCCAGGCACGTTCGACGGGGTTGAGCTCCGCGATCCTCGGCCCACCCCTTACCCTGCTGACTTGACCGAGGTTCTACTGGAGGCTCTCGACGAGGCAGCCTTCACGGTCACGGTGAGCCGCCACGTGGAACAGGCAGTGCACCAGGGAGACACCCACATCTACCCGTGGGCGCAGTGGGCGCAACTGGTCGAGGCGGCCCTGGAGGCGGTAGTCGCCCGCCTGCTGCCCGAGGAGGACGGCGTGGTCGTCGGCCACGTCGAAGACGCAGACCTCGTAGCCCAGGCGCTGGCCCTGCTGGCGCGCGCGAAAGGATAGAACATGAGGGAGATCCACGAACACAAGGTCAACGGGTGCAACGAGAACATCGCCGTCCACGTCGTGGACAAGCCAGGTTCCGGCGACGCACGTCACGAGTATTGTGTCACCATTGGCGCCTTGCATGGTGAGCAGAAGGTGGTCAACCTGTCGTTTCAGAACGGCCCCATCGCCGAGGTCGGCACCAACGGCATCACGCAGGAGGTGCTCATCACCATCTGCATCGACCGCCTGCGCAGCTTCCAGGGCGGGCCCTACGCCTGCAGGGAGAACTCCCTGGCTCTCACGAAGCTGGAGGAGGCGCTGCACTGGCTCAAACACCGGACCGCGCAGCGCTTGGCCAGGGGAGTCGAGGGCACACACGAGATCTAGATCCAGGGCCGCTGGCGGGGGGCGCGCATCCCCGGCGGCCGACAGCTTCACGCGCTCCGTGGCAGGATCCCCCGGCGCTATCCGCGGCGCCGGGGGTAATTCGTTTGTACCCCGCCTGACGTGCCAACTGGTGACATGGCGCAGGATTCTACTGGGGCGATTATCCGCTCCAGCGTCACCAACTCGCCCACTTGATACCAAGAACTACTTGACTCCACCCCTCGCCAGTGGGTAATTATGTCCCAGGTGCCGCAATTTGCGGCACCTGCCGCCCGTACGCGGCACCACAGGGGACCCATGGCGACGCGCAACATGGAGATGGGCAGGGAGGGCTCGCCCCTCTCTGAGATCCAGGTACCGAAGACCACCGAAGAGACGGTGGCCCTCGTGGAGGGCGCCTACGCCTACCTGCGGCAGTTCAAGCGGGTCCTCGAACGGCACTGGCGCGAGGCTATCCTGTTCGTCACCAACGAACAGTGGGTGCGGTTCGACATGTTGTCGAACCGGTTCACCCGCAACAGCCTCGAGCCGTGGATTCCCACCCCGACGACGAACTACCTCTCCAAGCCGTACGACCGCGTCATCGACATCCTGACGTCTCCGGACTTCGCGCCGATCGCGCGCCCGGCAACGCAGGACCAAGCCGACCTCGACGCCGCTCAGGCAGCCAAACGGGTGCTGTCGTACCTGCGCGATCAACTGCACACCCCCGACATGCAACTCGACCTGGCCGCCTGGCTGGTGACCACCGGCAACTGCGTCATGTACGCCAACTGGGACGCCATGGCCGGCGTCACCCAGCGACGCCTGCGCGAGAAGATGGTCTCCACCCCGATCACCCAGCCGACCGCGTACTGCGCCGGGTGCGGCGAAGAGTTCCCCCCAGAGGCCTCCGGGCAGATGTGCCCAGCGTGCTCGCGCGAGACCCTGCGCCCCGAGGACCGCCCACAGTTGGGCCCCGACGGCGCTCCCCTGTTCGACGTGCGCATGGAGAAGCGGCGCGACGCGGACAACCGGCCGCAGTACCGGACCTTCAAGACCGGCGAGGTCTGCGAGGCGGCCGTCAACCTGTTCAACTTCTACCCGCAGCCGCGGGACGACTTCTCCCGCGTCATGTACGTCGACGAGGTGGTCCCCTTCGATCTCGACGAACTGGTCAGCGAGTTCGGCAGCTCGGCCCGCGAGGTCATCGCCGAGGACCTGGAGATCGACCAGTTGACGGGGTTCGTGTCCTCGGCGCGCAGCTACTACTACTCCGAGGCCCAGGAGCGCAAGGGGTCGATGGTGCGGGTCCACTACTTCCGGCACGTGCCCACCGACAAGTTCTCGAAGGGCAAGTACCTCGTGGTCGCCAACGGCCACCTGCTCTACGATGGCGCCCTGGAGGCCTGTCTCGACGGGAAGCTGCCCTACGAGCATGTGCCGTACCGCAAGATCCCCGGCGAGATGTGGGGCATCGGCCCCATGCCGGCGGCGATCCCGGTGCAGAAGCGCATCAACGCCATCGACAGCAACGTCGTCCTCAACCGCAAGACGATGCTCAACCCGCAGTGGACCGTGCCCCAGGGCTCCGGGGTCACCTTCATCGACGGGCGTCCGGGTCTGCTCATCCGCTACAACCCCCACAACACCGGCGGCGCCAAGCCGATGAAGGAGCCTGGTGTCGGGCTCCCCGCGGACATCTACCGCGAGCGCGACCAGGCTCAGTCCGATCTCGAGGAAATCTTCGGCACCGCCGAAGTGTTGACCGGGCAGGCCCCTGCGGGGGTCGAGGCCGGCGTCGCCCTGAACCTGCTGCAGGAGCAGGCGTACCGTCGCTTTGGACCGCTCATGAAGAGGTGGCAGGGGTCCCTGGGGCGCCACGAACAGCGCAAGCTCCTCGTCGCCCGCAAGAAGTGGAAGGACTACCGCCTGGTGCGCGTGCTCGGCGACAACCAGGAGATGGAGGCCTACCACTACCGCGGCGCCGACATCGGCAACACCGTGGACGTGGTCGTTGAGGTGGAGCGCGGCATCCTGCACTCCGAGAGTGCCCGGCAGCAGAAGACCATCATGGCCGCCGACAAGGGCTGGCTCGGCGATCCGCGTCAGCCGCAGGTGCGCGCCAAGTTGCTGGAGGTGCTCGGTGTCGAGGGCTTCGAGACCGAGTACCGCCTCGACGCGAAGAAGGCCATCCGCATCCTGAACCGGATGAAAGATGGCACCCCGGTACCGCCGCCGCTGCCCTTCGACATCCACCCCATTCACTTCCAGGTCCTGGCCGACTTCACCAAGACCTCCGAGTTCGAGGCCCTGCCGCCGCCGGTGCAGATGGCGATTGTCCAGCGGGCGATGGGCCATCAGCAGGCGATGCAGCAGCAGGCGCAGCAGGCGATGATGGCCGCCCAGGCGGCGAAGGGCTCCACCGAAG